CGATGTTTACAGATTTTGGGAATCCAACAAGGATTTGCCTGTGGACTACATCGTTATCCGTCCTGTTGAGTCAACTGGTGGCAAGTATTACAAGGACCTGGTTCTTACTGAGGACAATCACCCGGATTCGATCATCGAAGCAATCAAGAGAGTTGCGGAGATTGATAGCCGCGTGGTTATGAACTACAAGTGGCAGACACTTGGTTTGGCGTTTCCGCGCTGCATTGGTCAGTGGTCGCAGCTTGCCGTCAACGAGATTGGCGAAGTGATGTACTGCTGTCATAAGCCATATCAAATTGTCGGTCACATCATGGATAAGGACATTCTCATGAAGAAGGCAAGTTCGCTTACAGACATGAGTATGTGCGATGTTCCTTGCAGACTTACAGGCGTGAACAAGGATCTTACGGACCTGTTTAAGAAAGTAAGGGACTCAGAGTTTATTTAATACGATCCGGTGGCGAAAAGGGAGCCGCTGTCAGCCGAGGAACGATTAGACAGGTTCGGGCAAAGCTAGATAAAAGCCTGTCGTGTGGGGTTCGATTCCCCACCCGGATCTTCCGTCAAGAGAATGACGTTAATCACGCAAAGGTGCAGAGAAGCACCCTAATACCGCAAATCTTATTAAGTGGGGCAGAGAAGTCGCACCAAACAAAATTCGCAGGAGTTATATGGACGAGAACAAAGAGAATATCACCAATCCCACACCCGAAGCCGCGAAGCCTGAGACAGAAGGCTCGGAGATGACCACTGAACAGTGGACCGCGAAGATGGCAGAGCTGATCGCTGAGAACAAGCGTTACAAAGCTGCCACGGACAAGGCAACAGCCGAAGCTGCGAGCTGGAAAAAGAAGTACGCAGCTACACAGACTGATGCAGAACGGCTCAGCATGGAGAAGGCCGAGGAAGAAGCCAAGAAACAGGAAGAGCTTGAGGAACTTCGCAAATACAAGGCTATCGCAGAAGCTACGGAAACGTACAGAGGCCTCGGATACAGCGATGAACTGGCGAAGTCAGCGGCAGAAGCGCAGTTTGCCAAAGATTTTGTTGAGCTTGCACGTATCCAGCAGTTATATCAGGACGATCTGAAAAAGCAGATCAAGGCTGACATGATGCGGAATATGCCCGCACCTGCAACCGGGAATGATGATTCCGTCCAGGTGACAAAAGAGCAGTTTAAAGCAATGTCTTATCGTGAGCAGGTCGAGTTCAAGAGGAACCATCCGACTGCCTACGAGAAACTTGCACGTTGATACCGGCAACTACCGGCACACGTTAGAGTGTGTCGCTGACCTACAAAAATTATAGGAGATTTTTCAATGGGTACACTTTCTACTTCCACTGGAACCTATCTTTCCAACCTGTTTGATCCGCAGGTAATCGGAGACAGAATCAATGTAAAACTTTTTGACAAGATCAGATTCGCGCCCCTGGCAGATGTCCATGACAACCTGGTTGGCAGACCCGGATCTACTATCACACTGCCTTACTATGGCTCCATCGGCGTCGCTGAGGTCGTTGCAGAAGGCCACGACATCCCGATTTCCCAGCTCACTGAGTCCACAAAGGAAGTCAGCATCGCCAAGTATGCAAAGGGCGTACAGATTACAGACGAAGCAGTTCTGAGCGCATACGGAGATCCCATCGGAGAAGCAACAGATCAGATCGCAACCGCAATCGCGCAGGGTATCGACAACGCGATCCTCGCTATCATGTCCAGCCAGGCCGCAGTCGGAATGACCACTGATGCCGCTGCGCTGTCAGCTGACGGCATTGCAGAAGCACTTACACTGTTCGGTGAGGACATCGACGGAGATAAGGTCCTGCTTACAACCCCTCTTGGCTATCAGGCACTTCGTAAGACTACTGTGTGGATCCCCGGCACTGAGATGGGCGCGGCTATGATCGTCCGTGGCGCAGTCGGCATGATCCACGGCTGCCAGGTTGTTGTTTCCAACAAACTTGTCACACCGAATTGCAGCTACATCGTCAAGCCCGGCGCTCTTGGCATCTACAACAAGAGAGACATCCTTGTTGAGACTGACAGAGACATCATCAACAAGACCACAACGATCACCGCTGACAAGCACCTGGCAATGCTGCTTCAGGACGCTTCTAAGCTGATTAAGATGCCCGGCGCTTCCGCTTCGACCTGATCGTAAGGAGATCGAATGAAGGTTTTTATCGCAGTCCCTTGTATGGACACCATTTCAGCTAAGTTTGCACAGCACCTTATTAACCTTGTCAATTTTCCCCGGAAATACGACATCGAAGTTGGATTTCATATTGGCAGTTTGGTTTACGACAGCCGTAACAAACTTGTTGAGAGAGCGATCAACGCAAATGCAGATTACGTCTTTTGGCTTGACTCCGATATGTCTTTCATGCCTGACACGCTGAACATGATGCTGAAAACGCTCATTGACAATAACATGTCGATGCTTGCCGGTATGTACTTCCGGCGTAGGCCGCCGTGGACAGCCACATTGTTTAAAGAAGTGCAAATCTCTGACATGGGAGTGAATTGCGTTCCGTTTGACGAGATCCCCAATGAGATCGTCGAGATCGGCGGTTGCGGCTTCGGCTGCGTCCTTATGAGGAAAGAAGTCTTGTGGAATGTAATGATCCAGCAGAATGAAACTGGGCTTCTGTTTTCGCCTACTCATGGCGTCGGAGAGGACCTTAGTTTCTGCTGGCGAGCGAGAAGGTGCGGTTACAAGATTTACTGTGACCCCACAATCGCCCTGGGACATGAGGTACACACAACCATCACAAGATCAAATCGAGGTATATTCAATGGGAATGTTACTTAGAAGGCACTATGAAAGCTCACAAGTCGTAGAGGATCCCGACTTCAAAAAGGCAGAGGAATCCTTCAAGGCTGCTAAGAGTGCCGAAACCGTGACCGCTGAGAAGGTTGAAAAGGCAGAAAAGCCCGAAACCGGCAGGGGCCGCAAACGTAAAGATCAGTAATTGAGGAAGGACATCAACTATGGCCACAACAACGCTGAAAGAGCAAATTGTCACAAGTCTTTCGAGTTACTTCATTGATATTGACAGTGAAGATACGGTGCTGATTGGTGTCCTTGCTGATAGAGCCATTGATGCGTTCGAGGAGTACCGCAATTATCCGAATCACTGGACTGCGGAACAGATCGAAGCAGACAAAGCTAGACACAAGAGTTGCATTTGTGATCTTGCGATGTATGAGTACGTTCAGAACGGTGCCGAGTTCCAGTCAATGCACATTGAATCTGGACTGTACCGTATGTGGCAAAACAAAGGGAACGTGTTTACTCAGCACCGTGTAGTTCCATTTGCAACTTTGTGAGTAGGAGCGTGTCACAGGACCCCTCCGACTGTGATGTAGGGAGTGTCCGTTAATGGGTGGCATAGGGCAAGGACACAATTTTAAGTGAGGGAACAACATGAGGAATCTTCGCAGACAGACGCAAGTGCTTTACTTCTCTGTAAAGACATTCAGGACAGACGGCATTGACGAGGTATCGGTTTATTCCAAACCCGAAAAGCACAAATTTACCGTTTCTTCGTCCGGCAGCACTCCGGAGACTTATGCCAATGGTATTGTCCCGGATTACGACCGGTACATAACATCGTTCGACCGTGACTTCAAGCCGATTGAAGGTATGCAGGTGTGGGTTGACGTAGTTCCGGAGCTGGATTACAACGGCTATCTTATTTGCGACGAAGATGGGATCCCCACTGTCATGCCTGACTACACATTGAAGCGTCAGGTTGATACGAAGAAAGGCAATGTTGCGCGGTATCTGATCCATAAGAACGGCGATGCGGTTCCGGAATACGATGACTACGTATCCAACGTGCCGCCGGTTGAACCGGATCCGGAGCCGACCGAGGGGAACGAGGATGACGAAAATCAAGATTGATGCTCTGAATCCTGATTCGATTTCCAGGGCAGCAGACAGAGTTAGGAAACTTCAACAGGCTTATGCCAACAAGAACCATCTGTTCGTTAAGGAACTTACGAAGGTTGGCACTCAATCTATTGAGGAAACTCTTACCGGAGAAAGCCCGTATCACGCGGGAGAAGAAGAAACGCTGCCTAAATACAACAATCCTCATGTGCTTTCGGGATCGAAGTACGGAGAAGCAAAGGCGACAATCAAACTGAGCGGCCCTAATGCTGTTTTCGTTGAGTTTGGCGCTGGCGCTCATTTCAATGGTCCTGCGGGAACTTCACCGCATCCACTTGGAGAACAATTTGGCTACACAATCGGTTCTTACGGTATGGGACAGGGTAAAAACGATTCCTGGCAGTACACAAAGGACGGAGAAGTAAAAATATCGCATGGTACTCAGGCACTTATGCCGATGTGGAAAGCTGGTCAAAAGATGCGGCAAGAAGCCAAAGGCAAGGCCAAATCCATTTTCTCAATCAAAGGAATTTAAGATATGGCAGACATTGTACCTAATCCGATTCCGGAAATCTATAAAAGGTTCAAGGAAAGACTTGTTTCTGCGGGGGCAGTTACGGCAGCGCAGGTTATGTTCGGTTCTTCCGACGTGGGCGCAAGGATGCCGTGGGTCGCGTTCAAGCCCATGACCAATTACACGTGGTTACAGGCGAGGGATCTTTCCAATAACGAGTGCGGCCTAATGGTCAACGTGCAGATCGAGTGCTTTGCCAAAAAAGAGTCAACGGCGATGCAGCTTGAAGATGCTTGTAAAGCGGTCATGTTCAACATGGGATTTGACAGCAGCGGCTTTAATCAGCGCTTCAAGAACAATGAAATCCATCGTTACATAAGTCGGTACGAGCTTACCTATACGGGCGAGATTTACGACTTATCAGATACACCAACCACACCGGCAGTCAATCCGTGACTGTCGCTGACCTAAAACAACTGAGAGGTATAAAACATGGCAGCGAAAGCTATTTCAACCATCGGTACAATTCTCAAATTCGGTACTGCGCAGGGTTCCATGACAGAGCTTTGCAAGATCAAGACCTATCCCCAGCTCGGCGGCGAGCGTGAGCAGATCGAAACCACGGACCTCACAGATCAGGCCCAGACATTCGTGCCGGGCGTA